GCCCTCGTCTGCAAACACATCCAATAACTTGAGCACGTGCTTGCAAATAGCCTCTTGCATCTCGTCTGAATACTTGCCTTCGTCATCAAGCCATTTTGCCGCCTTGAACTCCATCAAGGCGTGTGAGTGTAGGTTGCTCATGCTGTCTCCTTTGCGTCTTCAAACATATCTGCTGTTGCAGGCCCACCGGCCAGCTCGACCGGGATGCCACTGGTCAGCAGGCTCACCAGATCATCTTGGCCAGCCACCTCGATGTCGAAGCGCGTCTGTGCCGCGTGCCGGATGGCTTGGGCCTGGTTGCCTGCGCGAATCAGGCGGTGCTTATTGGTCTCCACGTCGGTGACCAGGTAGATGCGTGTGCTCATAGTTGCTCCGTTTGTTTTGAATGATTACTTGCTGGCATAGGAGCCAATCAAGACAGGCAGCTCAGACCCAAGGGCTTCGCGTGCCATGTCGGCGAACTCGTTGGCCATTTCTTCGTCGTGCAGTTCTTGCTTCACGATGCGCAGGCTGATCGCTGGCTTGTCGCCACCAGTCAGCACGCCAAGGCGCAAAACAAACTGGCGAGACTTCAGGCCGTGATAGGGCTCGCAGTCAAAGTAAATCGTGGTTGGGATCGGCTCGGCACTGGTTGCCTTCACCGATTCAAATGTGCTTTTACTGGCGCTGAGCGACTGCTCGCTGGACTGCAGGTTGCGCATGGATTCGATGGACATTTTGCGGATCGCTGCAATGGCCTTTGGCAGTGTGATGGTGCCATCGTCATTGAAGCACTGGACATGGCCAGGCCAGTCTTCCAAGAACTCAGCGGCCTTCAGTTGGCTGATCGCCTGGCCGCTGGAGGCATGGGACTTCAATGCCGAGTAGGCTGCGGTGCGCTTCAGTTGCAGCTTGGCGCGGTTGTCGGTGTGACCTGGCGCAGTAGCAGTTCCAAGGTTCAGCACCGCCGTGGCGCTCATTTCATCTGCATCAACAAACACGATGGCACCGGTTTCAGCGTGCACCTTGGTGTATGCCGAAAAATCTCTCAAGCTGTGAGTGTCCATAACGCCACGGGCGCGTCGGCGGTTTTGCTGGTATTGCTCCAGGTCGTGCAGCTTGAAGTCGCTAGGCAGAGCTGCCAAATTGTCGGTGGTTTTGCAGAACTCCAGGGAAGATCGGGCGTGATCAATGGACGTGCCTTCTTGCAGGGCGTTGATGGCTTCTTTGTCAAACATGATTGATGTCTTTCTGTTGATGGTGAATTACAGGCCAGGCATGTTTGTCTGGCGCTCGTTTTCGAGGAGATAAGGCTGCGCCAAGGACAGGCGGCCGTACTTTCCGACGTGCAGCACCGTAGCGCCACTTGTTTCCTCGCTGACACTGCCCATGCTTGTAGGCTTTTTGAACTTGACGTCGTGCTGCAGGCGCACCTGGTGCGTGCCAACAATGCGATCGATCTTGAACTTGATCGTTACCTCACCGATCTTTCCGTGGTCAATTGCTGCGGCAGCGGTTTCTGACATTGCCTGAGACAGTATTCGCTCAAACATGCCGCCATCAAGATCAGAGATGAACTCGGGCACGTCTGTTGCTGCAGATGCTGGTCGATTGGATGCTTCTTTCATGATTGCCTTTCAGTGGTGGTAAAAAATCTCAGAATGGAATGTCGTCGTCCATGTCGTCAAAGCCTGAGCCTTGCGGTGCTGGCGCTGGACGTGATTGTGGCGCACTTTGCGGCTTTTGTGTTGGTTTGTGGTCTGAATTATCAGAAACAAATTCCAGATCGGCCAGGCGTGCAACCATCTTGGTGTTCTGCGTTCCGTCGCCTTTGGTGTAGGTCTGCAGGTGCACGTCCTCCAGGTACGCCACGATCTGCTTGCCCTTGAGCAGGTAAGGTGCCATCGGCTCGGCTCGTTGACCCCAGATCGATGCGTCGACCCACTGCGTCGGGCGTTTTCCATCGTCGCCCTTCTTGCCGTAGGTAAACGCCAGCGAGACGTTGGCCACGGCTGTGCCGCCTGGTGTAAATCGCACCTCGGCGTCTTTGCCGATGCGTGCCAGTCCGTTTGCTTTCATACTTGCTCCTTCAGTTTGTAGACCCGAACGACCCGAGCGTGGGCTGATGGGTGGGTTGCTTGACAGAATCCGATCGGCTCGAAGGCGTCACCCCTCAGAACCGCGCCCCAGGTGTTGGGGTGGTAGTCGTCGGGCAGCTCGATGAACTTCCGAACGTCGTTGATGGTCACCTGGCCAGCTCGCTGCGCGATTGCCACCGCTGTGCTGCGTGCCTTGGCGATCCATTCCTCGCGGCCAATGGACACGCGAGCGATGCCTGCATCTCGAAGGTCGCGGCCGTTCATACACCCCTCCGCAGCTGGATCAGCTTTTCGACCGTCTCCTGCACCTCGGCCAGAAACTTGATCACCTCGGCCTCGTACTCAGCGATCAGCTTCTCGTCGCGTGGCACACGCTTGATGAACAGCTGCATGTCTTCTGGCATCCGTGGGTCAAAGCTCACGAAGTCCACCCAGGCCCGGCCCGTGCAGGCCATCTGCCACTGCATCTGGGCCATGTACCCGCTGGGCGCTTTGTCGGCCATCAGCGTGGCGATGTGCGTGCTGGTGTTTGGGCACTTGATCTCGACCAGGCCATCTTCACCGACCAGGCCGTCCGGAGATGCTCCGGCCATCTCGATCTTGGGATGCTGGATCATGGCCACCTCGGTGACCATCTGGCCAGTCTCGGTCTCATAGGCCATCCGTGCCATTGGCTCCGTCTCGGTGCCATGCTGCATGGCTCCGCTTTTGAAGCTGTCTGCAGCCTGGCCAGTCAGGCGCTCGGCCACCAGCTGGGCGAGGTAGTTGCCTCGACTGGCAGCCACCCCGGTCTTGGTCTTGGCGATGATATCCGCCACCCGGCTGGCGGTGACCTTGCCCAGGCGCTGGGCAAACCATTCAGGTGTGCCTTGCTCGATCATGCTGCACCTCCGTCTGCGGTCTTGGCAGCCTTCTTGAGGGCTGGGCCTTGGGCTTGCCAGAACGCGGCCTTGTGCGCTGACTTTGGCAATGCCTGGAAGGCTGCGGCCAGGGCCTCGCTGCCTTGCATGGCGGCGTCGCGCATGGATGGCATGGTCTCAGCCTCGTACTCACCATAACCCGGCACAGGCGCTGGCGTGCGCTTGCTGGCGGCGTTGCCGTCGTCATCCTCTGGCGCAATACCGCAGGCGGCCATCAGGCTGTAGCGGCGTGCGTATGTCAGGGCGCTGCCGTAGCCTTGGGCGTCATGCTTGACCGCAGGCACGTGCAGCTTGCCAGCCGAGAAGGTTTCCCCGGATTCGTGGACAAAGACCGTCTCAACGATCACGCCAGATTCACATTCGTGGGTCTGCTGCACCAGGGCGATGCCGTTGGCGTTCAGGCCATCCATGACAGCCTCGACGCAGGCGGCCAGGTCGGCATAGCGGCTCTTGAAGTGGGGGTTTGAGCTGGTCTTTAGCGCAGGCCCGAATGCTCGCTGGGCCTTGACCAATGCTGCTGCGATCTCTTTCATTGCTGTGTCTCCTGTTGGGATTGGACTTCGTGCTCGAAACGATCCTGGTCGTTTTCCAGGTCTTCTTGTGGAGGTGGTGCGAAGCCGCGCAGGGCCTCTTGCATGACTGGGTGAAGATAATCCATCGTGTTCGCCTTTCGTGGTTGGTTGTTGGTGAAACGAATCATAGCATAGTGCAAGAGGATTTTGTGCGATCGGCAAAAAATATTTTTGCACGAATCATGCAAAATCGTGGTAAAGTTTGAGGCATGAAGAAAGACGACCAATATTTCGCGCAGGTGCTGGCCTTTGCCCGTGAGAGCCTCGGCTCGTACAAGGCAGTGGCGCAGGCCTTGGGAGCCACCAGTGGCCAGGCCGTGGAGGCTTGGACGCGCAATGGTGTGGCGCACAAATGGCGGCCGATACTGGACAAGAAGTTCGGCCCTGGCTTCAGAAAATCCTTGAATGGCCTGCTGGTCTGAGGTAAAGTTGTTTGGAAACCGGCTAGCTAGGAAGTCATGAGCCTAGTGAAAAGCGTCCCCACCTCGCCTGCCGTGTTTTCCTTCAAGGTGGTTTTTTTGAAAAGGTGCGGCTTATGGCTAAGACAAGCTATTCTGAGAAACTGTTAGACCCTCGCTGGCAGCAAATGCGTCTGCGTGTTTATGAGCGCGATGGCTTCGCATGTAGGTGTTGCGGAAGAACGGACAAAACACTTCACGCTCATCATTCCCACTATCACCCTTATTCGGATGGGCCATGGGACTATGACATGGAGACAATCGTCACTTTGTGCGTTGACTGCCATTCAGACCAGCATTCAGAAATCCAGGCATCAAAAGCAAATGTGATGCTTGCACTGGCGAAGATCGGTTATTGGCAATGCCACGACTTTGATTGTTTGTGCGACATCTTGTCGGTCATCACAAAACAAGATTTGGAAAAATTGTTTCTGGAGAAGGCCAATGGCACGAATCAGAACAGTTAAGCCAGAACTTTTTAGGCATGAAGCCCTGTTTGAGGCAGAGCAGAAAACTTCGCTCCCTTTGCGGCTTGCATACATTGGTCTTTTCACTGCATGTGATCGAGAAGGACGATTCAAGTGGAAGCCACGATCGCTGAAGCTGGATGTTCTTCCATATGACAACATCGACTTTTCACGCGTGCTAGACGCGTTGGTCACGCATGGCTTTATCGTGAAATACGAGCTTGACGGTGATGAATTTGGCTGCATACCATCTTGGAGTCAGCATCAGATCGTAAACAACAGAGAATCGGCATCAATCATCCCAAGCCTAGAGGAATCAAACACTTGCACGCGTCCAGCACGCGTAGATGACGCGTCACTCACGCGGCTTGTGCAAGAACAAGGGGA